CTACAGCAGCGCCAGCACGGCCGCGTCGATCTTGTGCGTCTTGACGCGGGCCCCGGCGATCAACCCTACCTGCAGCGGATTCGTAATCGCCACGCGGACGACATGCCGACGTAGCACGTTGACGATGGCAGCAGTATTGACGGTCGCCTCGAGCAACACGTGATCGGTGGCGCGCAGCTTCGCGGCAAAGCGTTCCAGTTCGTCGTGTCGCAACCCGGTTCGGCTGCCGGCATGCAGCGTGCCATGCCCAGGTACGCGATCTCGGCCACGGAGCGCGAAACATCGAACCCTACGATTCGCATAACCGTCTCCCGTTTCAGATCGCTGTCGGGAGCCGGTGGGACAGCACGACAACTACGGATTCGCACTCGCAGCGCAACCGGGCGGGTCGCAGGGGCGGCCCGTGAAAGTGGTGGCTGCCACGCTGAGGCAAGAGGCACAACGGTCGAACCGTTTTCAAGTGCGTCATGGAATGCATTTCGCGTTCCAAATTAATTTGACATAAGGTGATGAAGGGTCGCTAACTAAAGCTGGCGTTACACCTGCGGGACCAAAGCCCCACAAGCGTTAGCGGGTAGCGCCAGCCACCGAAAACCCTTGGAAAATTTTTCCCAAGCTCCCAGCCAGATTGTGCGAACGTCCTGCGTTTTCGCGCGCTCGTAAGCTGCGGCCGCAATAACTTCCATCGGATCGATGCCGCACGCCTCGGCGATCTTCAACGCCGTGGTTTCATCGAAATGGCTGCGGCCAGCGCGGTAGCCGCTGATGGTCGAAGCACGGATATTCAGCGCCTTGGCAAGCGCGTAGTCCGACTCAACGTGAAGGCAACGCTTCGCGTCGTCGAGATAGTCGACGGTTCCTTTCATTTGGTAACCCCTTGATATTCAAGATCAACCCTGTCGCGTAGGGTAGTTCGATATTCGAGAACATGCAACGATCGAGGGCTGCGAATGATTCGAGGGCTTGACATAGTTTTAGCCCTCGAACTATTCTCCGGCTGTCGCCCCGGCAACCGGTTCCCAACCCCGCCGGTGCTGGAATAGCTACCCAGCCGCCGGGCGACTTTCACGCAGGACACCGTTCAAGGGGTTGAACAAGGGGAAGTCAAATGCAGCACATTTCGTTGCAATTTTCACACTCGCGTTACGGCGCGCTCGCGCTGATCCGCCAAACCGCTGACGCTGCATGGCGTGCGCTGATGGACTCAATGCAGTGCATTGTCCGAATCTGGACTCCGGTCGGCGTGGCTCGTTTGGGGGTGTCGGCATGAGAACTATCCGCTACGACATTCTTCTCGAGACCGGTCTGCGTAGCGTTGCAGGCGAGCCGCTCACGATCAAGAACGATCTGCAGATGACGTTCGGCGTGCACTGCAACGTCTATGAGGGCTTCGACAGCCCGAAGCGCTATGTTGTTACGCACGTCGAATCCGGCCTGAGCGTTGGAAGCGGTTCGATGCGGTCCACGGCGATCGACGATGCGCTCGAAAAGATCGGCAGTGCGCAGGCACGAGGCACGTTGGTGCGTTCGCTGGAAAAGGCCATGTCCGGTCGCGCGAAATTGCTCGCGCAGACGAAAGCTCGGAGCGCGTAACCATGGTCATTCAACAACTTCGCGACGAGCTGCGCGCGGCGCACACGATCATCCGGAACGCGCTTGGTGTCATGACGTTCGACCAGAAATTGCAGTGGGCGAACGCGAACGAGCGCGACGACGTGATCGGTGAGGGGATCACGCGTGCACATGAACGACAAGCTGTGATCGACGACGGCCCGCCGCGCGCGCTGTTAGTCGAGCTGCGCCGAGCGGATCGCATCATCGCGAACGCGTGGGAAATCCAGTCGCTTCACCAACACGCGCTTTGGGCGACCGCCAATTTTCAAGACGGCGCCGCTGCGCGCCATCCGACGCGCGCTGACGTGCGCAAGGCCGTGCTGGATGCGGCAGTCGAGGCCTCGCGCAAGTTCGTCGGCAATGCGCGCGGATCGAGCGCGGATGCGAGCGTCGGATTCGTGAAGGGCGTCGGCGACGTGGCGCCGGCCGAGTCGGCCGCATGGTGCCGCATTGACGCCGGTGATCCGGCGGGCGATCAAGCCGCGCTCGTGTTCAAGCCGACATGCAAATTGTCGGAAGCGGACGTTGCAGAGTTTCTGCGCGTGTTTCACGCCGCGGCTCAAACCAACGTCGCTACGTTCCTTGTCGAGCAACCCGCCGCGGCGCCGATCGAAGAGATGATTCGCTTCTGTCCAGAGTGCGGCTGTCTTGGCGATATTCCAGCCGGCTACGAGGCGTGCTGTCCGGACTGGTCGCAAGCGCGCGTCGTGCCGAAGCGATTTGCGGAACTCTGTGCCGAGACGTTCAAGCTCTGCGTGCGCCGACCTTACGGCGCAGCCACCGCGCCGGCAGACGGCCGGGCCGCTGCCGCCGTGCGCACGCTCGAAGCGAAGGCATACACGTACACCGATGGCGCCGAGCTGTGGAAACCGCCGCTCGGGCCGGCATCGATTCAGCCGACGCGTCGAATCATCCGGACCATCACGCACGCCAACGAGGTATGGCAGGGTGGGGTGAAACTCGCCAGCGCTACCACCAACGCGATTGCGGCGGAAATCGCTGACGCACTCAACGCGAAGGCCAGCGCGCCCGCCAATGCGGAAGCCGTTCCGCATATCCCACAACCGCAGCCGATGGCGCGCTGACAAATAGATCAACGACGTTCTGAGCGGAGTTTTTATGGTGATGATGAATCGGACTACTAACGTAGTGCGCGACGAATCCGAAGCGATTCGCCGCGAATTGCACGCCCACAACGAAAGCCAGCGCGCGCAGTATCGCCGCCGCGCCATCGCGGAAAGCGCCCGACGCGCTCGCGAGCAAGGTCGCCCGCACCTGTCCATCGCGAGGGCCGCATGACCGACGCAGATATCGAAATGGCATCGCCGCGCTTCGTGGCGGCAGGCGTGATGGAGGTCGGCCCGTTCTTCGATCGGCTGGGGAGCGGTGGTTATTTCGTCGCCAACGGCATCGAAGGGCGTCACGAAATCCATTGGTACACGGAAGGCACGGGCGTGTCGTACCCGATGACGCGCGACGAGGCATTCGACAAGGCGCTCGACGCGGTCGACACGCTGCACGCTGTCGACGAACGGCTCGCCGCATGACACACGCGGCGAGCGAGGAACGTGCAGGCGAAGGCTCGCGCGACTTTCTGGCCGCCGACCTTGCCGAGTTTGGCATCGGAGCGGGGGTGTTGGTGCCCCCGTTCGTCGTTTACAACCCGCCGCGCACAGCGCGCACCGATCAGGCTGCCGCCGCCGCGATGCGTGAGTTACGGCCGCTGCTGTCGACGATGGCGCGGCGCCGATGGGTAATTCGATAGGGGGATTGATGAAGCAACCGAAGAACGAAAAGCCGCTGCCGCTGTGGGCGATCTGGCTTATCACGCTCGTGGCCGTGGTTGCATGGTGCAGCGCGAACGGCGAGGGGCAGGAAGGAAACAGCGCGCCGGCGCGCGCTGTCGAACGAATCTAACGAAAGGCGTAGCGGACTATGTGGAAACGATTGAAGCGCGATTCACTCGTCGTCGACGCCTTCAGCCTCATCAACCCGGATTTCGTGCAGCGATTTGAAAAGCCGGTGGGCGATTGCCGCCGCAAAAATGTCGTCGCCTTTGCTGTATTGATCTCGCGCGCTGAGAAGCGCGTGAATCAAGGCTTGGTGTGCGGCCTCGCGACGGTCGGGCGAATCCGACGCAGTGACCATGCAAATGTCAACGACATTCATCATGATTTCGCTGAATGCGTCGATTACAGCCTGAGCCACTTGTGTTACGTCCTTCATCGTAGCGGGGCGGTCGGAGATCAAGTCCTTACTCGTCAGCATGGGTTCCTCAAGCGTGAGGTTGGAAAAGTGAGCCGCTGGCATTTTACGCGGTCACAAGAATCCATTCGGGGCGGTCAGCAAATTTGCAGTGAAGGGACGGTGGGCGTCTGATGTGGGTCTATGAGCGCGACGCCAGTGATGTTGTTGCGGCACTTCCTGCCGTCGAGAGCGCACGTAAGCGCGTTCCGTTGAAGTGGTTCAATCGCGCCATGCGGCAAGCCCGCGATGCAGGCCGCGAAAGCGCTCGCGTTGCCGGTGCGCCGCACCTGTTCGACGCCGGCGCGGCAGCAGCGGCAATCGACGCATTTCTCGTTGAGCATGCGCCGGAAAGGATGCCTGTGCGCCCGGACGCTACCGACCATGAAATCTGCATGAAAGCGCGCCGCATCGCGAACGATGTCGCACTGCGTACGCACGGACTCAGCATCGCGGATGCGCTCGTCGTTGTGCGCAACGCGTGCGGCCTGTATGGCGTCGACATGCCCGATTTCGAGCATCCCGTCGAACAGGTCGTACGCGTGCGATGCGAGCTTTGGTGGCGGCGCCAACTGCGCAAGATGCATATCCGCGCGCTTGAATTCAGCAATATCCGCCTGCATTACGTCCATCGCCGGGCCGAGCCGTATGCGAGCGACGACGCCGTGCGGCGCCGCGTCGCGCAGAACCGGCGCAACGCGCGCACGCTCGAATCCGTGACGATGGAGAACGAGAACGGCCAGCAATTCACGTTGGCCGAGCTGGCCGCGAAAGGTATCTCGAACAAGGCGATGAAGCGTGGCGAGCTGTTCACGCGGTTGCGCGGGCTCGAAGAACTGGCCGACGACGCGAAGTTTCGCGGGGTCATGTTCACGCTGACCTGTCCAAGCCGCTTTCATGCCGTCACGACGATGGGGGAATGGGTTCGCCCGAACCCGCGCTATGTCGACACCGATCCGCGCGCCGCGCAGGCGTATCTGCGCAAAGTATGGCAGCGCATCCGCGCCGAGTTGAAGCGAGAGGGCATCGTCTTCTTTGGGATGCGCGTTGCCGAGCCGAACCACGACGGTACGCCGCACTGGCACGGGCTTGTGTTCTCCGAAAAGATCGAACGCTTTTGCGCCGTGATGCGCAAGCACGGCTTGCGCGATTCCGGGAACGAGCCCGGCGCGCAAAAGCACCGCGTGCGCTTCGAAATGATCGACCGCGCGAAGGGCTCGGCCGTCGGCTATGTCGCGAAGTACATCAGCAAGAACATCGACGGGCACGCCGTCGGCGAGCATAAGACGCAAGACGGCTACGTGATCCAAGCGGATCTGTGGGACGGCGACGAAATCACGCCGTCGCAGCGCGTCGAGGCGTGGGCGGCTTTGTGGGGCATCCGACAGTTCCAGCAGTTCGGCGGAGCGCCGGTCGGCGTGTGGCGCGAACTGCGCCGCGTGAAAGAAGAGGATTTGCCGAGCGAGGACGAAGCGCCGTGCATCCGCGCTGCATGGACTGCCGCGCAGAAAACCGACGAGCACCAGGCCGATTGGGCCGAATACTCGCGCGCGATGGGCGGCATCGCCGGCGAAGCGCGCATGGTCTACGTGCGCCACACCGTCGAGCATCGCGAAGGCCGCTACGGCATCGCGCCGGTGCGCGTGCCGCACGGCGTCGAGGCGATCGGCATCGCGCGAATCGTCGACGGGCTCTGCGCGTACTCGCGCGAGACGAAGATTTTCGTACCGTCGACGCGGTACGAATGGCGGGTGGTTCGGCGGGGCGGCGAAGCCGCCCGCCCTTGGACTCGTGTCAATAACTGTACGCGGTCGGATCGGTCAGGGGTGGCCGATCCGACCGGCCGCGCAGCGCGCGGAAGCGGAAACAGCGTCAGCGGGGAAGGGAGCGACGCGAAACGGGGCCAACGGAACCTGTAGAGCGAGGAAATCCCATGTCACAAATGACGATCGAGTGTCCGTGCTGCGCTGGCGAGATCGAGGCGCGCCATACGGAAGGTATGTCGGCGACGATGCGCCGCCTGTATTTCGTCTGCGACGCGTGCGATTACAGGACGCCGGCCGGGCTCGAGATTCTGCATTCGCTGTCGGCGTCGGCGCGGCCGCGCGAAGGCGTGCAGCTTGAGGTGATGCCGTCGCCGCCGCTTCGCGGGCCGGTCAACGCGCGCACGACGATGCGGCCGGGGGCCTGGGCATGAGATTCACGATTGCCTGCCCGCATTGCGGCGCGCGCGGCATCGCGCGTTCGATGGAAAAGCAGTCGGACATCGTGTGGCTTATCGACTATCAGTGCGACGACGTGACGTGCGGCCACACCTACCGGACGCGCCTCGAAATGGAGCCGCCGGAGCTGCCGATACCGAAGCGGCCGCGGCGCGAGACGCAGGAATTCGAGTTCAACGAATGACAGACAGGAGAAATGATGCAGACCATGAAACCACGAGCGCGCTGGATCGCCGGGCCGGGCGCCGCAATGTGGGAAGTCACACATCCAGGCACGCGCGTTTCCGTATGGGCTTTGCGCCCGCGTGATGGCGGTGCGGTGCTGTTGGAGCGTTACGTTTTGCCGAGCCAGACCGAGAAGCGAGGCGAGGGCGCCGCATGGTGTACCACGAGGCGTTGAAGAAAACGACATGGTTCGTGATCGTGGCGCCGTTCGACCGCGGCCTATGGCGTGCGATCGGCGATTACGCCGGCGACCTGCTTGTCGCGCTCGTCGCACTTGCCGGCCGCCTCGGCGCGTTCGTGCTCTATCCGCTCGCCGTGCCGATCCTCGCGGCGCTCGTGATCGCGGCCGACCTCGCGAACGACCGCGAGCATCAGCGGCGCGAGCTGCTGGCAGACGATCAATTCTGATCCGGTATCAAAGCGATGGCGATTCGGTATCGAAACGATATCGAATCGATAGGGTTTCAATGTAGTTCAATGCTCGGGGGAGCAATATGATTATCGCAGTCGTGAACACCAAGGGCGGCGTCGGCAAGTCGACGGTCGCTTTGCAGCTCGCCATCGGCCTGTCGCTCACCGGCTTCCGCCCGTGGCTCGTCGACGGCGATCGGCAGGAATCCAGCATCAGCGCGATCACGTTGCGCGCGGAAAGCGGCCGGCCGGCGCTGGCGGCCTCGGCATACGCGAACGGCGCGACGCTGCGTGCGCAGGTGAGCGCCCAGGCTGGCGGGTTCGATCACGTCATCATCGACGCCGGCGGCCGCGATTCGAGTGCGCTGCGTGCCGCGCTGACCGTCGCCGACGTTGCCTTGATCCCGTTCGTTCCGCGCTCGTTCGAAGTGTGGGCTGTGAAAGATATCGCCGAGCTGATCGACGAAGCGCGCGCCGTGCACGACCTGAAGGCGCTCGCCTTCATGAACCTCGCCGACGTGAGCGGCCCGGACAACCGGGACGCCGCCGCGGCGCTGCGCGAGTTCTCCACGTTCGACCTGCTCGATTGCCGGCTGACGCGCCGCAAGGCATTCGCGAACGCGGCGGCCGCTGGCTTGCACGTCGACGAGATGCAGCGCCGTGACACGGTCGCATGCGCTGAGGCCGAGCGCCTGCTCGATGCTGTCTTGGCGGCGTAACGCTATCGAAGCAATGGCGAACCGATATCAAAACGATATCGGTTCAATATCGAAAGAGGGGGATCAGCATGACAATCACGAAGCGACCGGACTCGCGCAAAGCGGCCGCGATCGATCAGTTCATCGGCGGCGCACCGGATGCCCGGTCAGTCGCCGCGAGTGGCGATCGCGTTGGCTCATCGTCGGGCGCGCGTCAAGTGAAGCGAAAAATCAGTGTGGACATTGATCCTGAACTACTGGCACGCGTTGACGCCGCCGCACGAGTGTCGGGAATCTCGCGGAACGCTGCACTCGCCATAGGTGCTGCGCAATTTGTCAGCGAGGTTGAGGGAAGGGGGCGCAACGGTAGAGGCTGACGCTAGGGCCGAACCTAGTGCATCGATGTGTACGTGGTTCGGCCGCGTTGTGCCTGAACTATGCAGTCGGCTAATCGGTGAACGCGAGTTCTCCTTGTGAGACTTCCGCAATCAGTTCCTCCCAAGGCCATTTCACGGTCGCAAAGCGGCGATACAGGAGCAACTGCTTATCGACCACGCTAATGATCTCCCGTTGCTCGGTATAGGCTAGGATCAGGCCGCGTCCTTCGCTGTCGACCTGCAGGTCTGGAAAGCGGGCGAGAACAGTTTTCAAATTGCCCAGGTGAATTCGCGGCTCGGCAGCGTTCGCAGCATCGTAGATCTGTTTCGCCGTCATACCTTCCACCAGCACAGCATCATTGGCCGCCATGATTGCCTTCATCGCATGCGCATAAATGCCGGTAGAGTTCGCGCGCTTTCGAATGCCATCGCAAACGCGCTTTGCGAACGCTTGATATAGTTGGTTAAGCTGGTCAGCTACATGCATTGCTGCGTCCTTCAGCTTTTCGAGATTCGAGATTTCGATAATCGTGCCATCAGGGGTACGCTCGGTAATGTCGAGCTCGTCGTCGATCAACCGAAGGGCGAGCTTTTGAAGCAGCCCGACGCTTTCGTAGGAGATTTCGGCGAGGTTGTCAGCCAGCGCTTCAGTCGTGCGCAGCCCGAGTTCGCCGCATCCCTTCTTAAACACGTCTTTCAGCTCGTTGTTTTGCCATGTAACAGACAGCTCTTCGATCCGGTCTGCCAGGTCAGGGTTCAGCGTGATAAGCATGTTTTCGCTGATCCATACACCTACCACAACGACAAAGGTTTTGTAGTCCCAAAGCGTTTTAAGGTCGAACGCAAATTTCCGCTGTTCATTGACACTGAGGTAATGGAAATCCTCAATTACCAATGTGCGCCCCGACTCTCGAAGGCACTGCGCGACGAACTCAAGATCGTCCACGTCTCTTCCGACAACCTTCTCCTTGGTGGCCGTTTCGGTGCCGTGCGTCATCTCACCTTGGACAGACGCTTTGGCGATGAATTTAAAGCCACCTTCGGCGCCTCCGCCCACCTTTCCGCCCGAAGAGCTTTTCGACGTGGCTTCTAGTTCGACGGCGATGTTCAGCCGAGCGAGCACGTCGCGATAAATATCGGCTGTTGTATATGAAAGACGGCACTGAACGATGATCGGGTCTGTCAGCACCCGCTGCCTAAGCCACGATTTCCCCGATTTCGATGCCCCGCGGATTGCGATATGAGTCTGCTGCCGTTCAATCAGCTTTCTGAAGGTCTTATCGAGCGATCCGCGATCAATGTACGAGTGTTCGCTGATGTTCGGCTGTATTCCAAATACTTCGTGAGTTTTCATGTGGTCTCCGGATTGGCCGACGCTGCGCATTTCTTCGTTTCGGGGGGGCCGCGCGGTCGGATCGATGTAATAGTAACCGGGACTCGCGAATGTCGATATGCGCGCCTCAGTTGCATAGAGAAATGCACAGAATTCCCATAATATGAAACGTCGGGGTCGCGCCAGTAGGCGGCAGCGGGCTGCCGGCCAGGTGCATGGAAAAGTGTCCTGATAAATGAAGCGAGCAGGCGGGGAGGGGTGCCGGGCGTGGCGCGGATGGGGGTCTGCATACGGCTAGCCGCGCCCCTGAAACGCGGTCCCCCTCCCCGCCTGCCCGCTTCTTGTCCCCCTACATTTGATGCACCCGGGATTCGGTCGGTCAGGCCGGCTGGCTGGCGGGCTTGGCTGGATTCGGTTGTTGTGTAATTGACGCGATTTGATGCGCGAGGAGGGGTATTGATGCGCCGACGACAACAGTGCTTTCCGATTCGCCGTGTGTGGCGCCGTATCAGGGTGTTTCGGCGCGTCAAAGGAGAAAATTCATGTTGGCTTCGCGTCGTCAAGGTCAAAAGCATGCTAGTCGCGGAACGCGGCCAGACCGTCGGCGATCGGCCGACAGCTGACACCAGCATGCGGCTAACGACCAGCGCCAGTTTGCGGTCACTGGTGCCCTACAGCGCGGACTTTTCTGTACTAGTCTTGTACGAGTGGCGGCTTGCAGGTCATAGCTGGCGGTCCAAATATGGCCTGTTCGGAACGTCACCGTGTACTCGGTGCGTCCCCCGCTGGCGGCGTAGTGTTTGGAACTTCATGCTTTGCACAAATACTCAACCATCATTGGAGAATAACTATGTCCATGCCGCTGACTGACTTTCTCGTGACTTTGGCTGATCCGGGCAACTACGAGGCTTATATTAATGATCCAGATGGGTTTATGAAAAGAGCGGGGCTTAACAAAATACAAAGAATCGCCGTGAAGTCAGGGAGCAGGTCCGCAATTAGATTGCTGGCGTCCCACGAAATGAACGAAATTTCGCACCATGCAAAACTCGCGACCGAGATTTATGCTGAGAACAACAAGACCACCGACAATATCAGCCACCAAGAGTCCGCCGACGACATAGACGCGATCGACCTGGATTACGACGACGTCGTGGACAGCGAAAACAACAATGATGACTTCGGCAGTTCCAACCTAGACGTAGAGGAAGACATCTCGGAGGGTGCTCAAAAATATACTTTTGGCCCGCATTACGATCACTTATTCGAAAAGAACTGGCGGGCCACGCGAGCCGGCGAACTAGTTTTTGTAGGAAGCGGGATCAAGGGAACTCATCACATCACTCCAGAGACCTCACTTCACATAAGGACCGCCGGGAAGGTGCTGTATTGCGTCGCAGACGTCATAGTCGAGCGAAAAATTCGCCTACTAAACAACAATTGCGAAGATTTATACGAACTCTATGCAGACGACAAACCGCGACGCAAGACATATGAAGAAATGGTTGAGCACGTCTTAGAAGCTCTTAAGCATTATGAAAAAGTATGCGTTGTTTTTTATGGGCACCCGGGAGTATTTGTTTGGTCTAGTTTTACGGCCATTCAAAAAGCTCGACGCGACGGCATCAAAGCCTACATGCTTCCGGCGGTTTCCTCACTGGACTGCATGTTTGCAGACATAGGTTTCGATCCCTCACGACGCGGTTGCCAGATATTCGAGGCTACGGATTTTTTGACTCGTACTAGAACACCAGACACCACCGCCGCCGTGATAATTCTTCAACTTGGCGCAGTTGGCGACATGGGATTCCGATTTCGAGGATATGATCGTAGAAACATGCCGGTTTTTGTTGAATACCTGCAAAATTTTTATGGCGCTGACCACGAAGTAATTCTTTATCAGGCGGCGCAGTATCCTGTTTGCGAGCCTGTGATACAGAAAGTGGCGATACGGGATATCGTTGCTGCAAAGCCTACAGGCATCACGACTCTTTACATTCCGCCGAAGTCGCTACCCGCGACAAATTCGGAGATGGTGAGTCGCCTAGGGCTTGGGAAGCCTGCTCCGCAAAACGAGTAAGCGGACAACTGTGGGTCGAACAGCGACATCCATGGAAAGCCGTGAAAAGCTCAAATTCAGGCCGGTTTCGACGTCGTTTCCACCGCCGGCAGCACATACGGATCGAACCGGATGATTTCGTCACCGGCCCATTCGTTGAAGGCGAGGAATTGAGCCTGGAGCGGCTCGATTTCGTTGCGCGCGAACACGCGCGCGGCAGTGTCGGCCGCCCCGAAACCGCCGGTGTTGCTCGGGACGATGCCGAGCAACTGCGGCGGCACGCGGTGCGCGGCAAGCAGGTCGTCGCGCGTCACGTTCTTGATGTTGAAAAACTCGTCCTTCGCCGCTACCTCGGAAACCGGGATCAACTGGATGCCGTCCTTCTTGCCGCTCGGCGAGTAGACGAACAGATTTCGGAAGTTGCCCGGCCCCTTCGAGTTCTTCAGCGCTTCGCGGATCGTATCGACGTCGGCCTGATTCTGCGCCGCGTCGGTCATGTACAGGATGAAGCCGGCGTGACTGCCGTTTTCGTAATAGCGCCGACGGAACAGCGTCGACGACTCATTCAACCAGGCCGCGTGCAGCGCGCCGAGATATTCGGGCAGGCCGTACACCTCCTGATTGATGTCGGCCTCCATCAGGTGAAACACCGAACCTTCCGGGAATTCGTACTTCGTCTGAAATCCGTTGGTCTGCACGTAGTTGACCATGTCCGTTCGGCGGCGCACATACTTCGCGGGCGCCGGTTCGAATTGGAGCGTTTGGCCGAGCCGGTTCGGCTTGCGTTCGACGATGCCGTTGCCGAAGGTCAGGAAATCGAGGGCCCAGCGCCGAAACGCCGCGCGAGAGAACAGCCGGTGCGGAATGAACGTCGACGCGAGCACGTTGCGCTTGAAGTAGATCGCCGATGCATGGTGAGTGCCGGCGTGAAACGACTTCGCCAGGCCGGCGAAGCTCACGGGCGGCTCGTACCATTCGCCGTTCGACCAGACTTCCGAATAGTCGAGGATTTCGGCGCGCGACAATGCCGGCATCGGATCGCCGAAGGTGAACGCTTCGCCCGCGGTCGCACCGGCGGCCGGCGTCGTGGCGGCGATCTGCGCGCCGCGCGGGCGTTGGGTCTTTTTCATCAGGAAATCTCCACGAAACTGCGGTTGTTGGTGGTCGAGCCTTCGAGTGGCTCATTGCCGAGCGCATGCAGACAGGCCCATGCAAGGTCGGCGTGGCCGATTTCTTCGCTGCGGCCGGCGTGATACGTCACCTGTCGGCCGCTCGCGGTCATGGTCCGGCGGATCGCCATGAACGCCTGCGCGAGGTCGGTCCAGCCTGCATCGAATTCCAGCCGGCCATTGCCGATGACGGACAGCCCCTTGAGCACGAGGCGGCCTTTCACCTCCGGCGAGTAGTTCAGCGGGACGGCGGCCGGAAAGAACTTCGACACGAGCTGATAGACGCCCTGGCCGATGCCCGTCGTGTCGATCGCCATGTACGTGACGGTGTAGCGTTCGGTGAGCTGTCGGATACTTTCGGCCTGCGCTTCGAAATCCATCCCGCGCCACTGCATCTTTTCGAGCACGCGGAATTTGCCGCCCGGCACGGCCGGCGGTGCCACGATCACGAGGCCGGCGGAATCGCCGCTCAACGCCGGGTCATATCCGAGCCAAACAGGGCGATGGCCGAACGGTCGCTGGATCAGGAATTCAACGTCGTCCCATTCCTCCCACGAGTCGATCATGCATCGCTGGATATCGGCGAATTTGAAGATCGATGCGCTGTCGTCGATGAACTGGCAGAGAAAGAGCTGGGCGAAATCGTCGGCGCTGTTCTCGAGACGCAGCTCGTCGAGGTCGAACAGGTCGCAACCCATCGCGGCCGCGTCCTCGATCGTGACGATCTGCCGCCACTGCCTGTCTTCGCACAAGCGACCGCCGGACAGCGCAGCATGCGAGATATCGAGGTGAATGTGATCCGCCTTCGCGCGCCCGCGGTTGTACGCTTCACCTGACCAAAACGGATACGCTTGATGCGAGATGCTCGACGGCGTCGAAAAGTAGGTCTTGCGCCATTGCTTTTGGCTGGCCATCGCCTGCGCGACCTTGTTCAGCTCGCGGAAACCGTGGACCCAAAAATACTCGTCGAAATAGAGGTTCCCGTGATAGCTCTGCGCCGTTTTCGAGTTCGTGCTGAGAAAGTACAGCTCGGCGTCATAGCCTGGCAGGGCGATCACTTCGCCCGTCAGCTCCACGTCGATCACCTTGCGCACGAAGTCGCAGATGTAGGAGCGAAAAACGTGTGCCTGCGCGCGGCTGGCTGACAGAAAAATCTGATTGCGATGGCTCTGCAACGCGTCGTCGAGCGCTTCGTGCGAAAAGTAGTACGTCGCGCCGATCTGCCGTGACTTCAGCACGTTCCGCGTTCGGTTGTTGCCATTGTGATACCAGTTCTTCTGGTATCCGAACATGCCATCGAGAAACGCTTCGTGCAGCTTCTTGGCCTGCTCGGGCGTGATGAGATTCTTTTGCGCGCGCTTCTTCGGGCCGGCGTTGCGCGCGTTGATGTTCGGATTGAGGTCGGACGCCTTGCCGGTCTCTGCGTATTTTCGGCAGCGGTGCAGACGTTCGATTTCACGGCCGAGCAGGTCAATTTCCTTGAAGTCGCGCGGTTCCTTGTCCTCTTTTTCGACCAAGGCCATATACCGGGCCTCGACCGATGACTCGCATCGATCGACGATCGACGCCTTTTCCCATTGGTCGCGTTGCTTCCACGATTCGACGGTCGAGCGAGGAACGTTCAGAAATTGCGCGATCCATGTGATGCCGCGCCCCTTCCAGTAGAAGGCGCGGGCAACGCGTCTCGGCTCGTCATCAACGATGGGATTTTCGGCTGTCTCGATCATGCCGGAAGCGTACCGGCGACGCGCGCGCGCGCGGAGCGTATGCCCTTGTGCCGAGCCGAGCAACGAATGCGCATCGTTGTTCGTCGGAGCGCAACCCGGCAACATTCCGTTACACCAGTCGCACGTCACAACCGGCGACCAGGCGATGACACCAAAACACAGAACGGAACCTGAGAGGGCTTTAATGAAGCGACCGATGAAGCGATTTTCGATGTTGGCGACTGCTGCGACGATCGGCGCTGCCGTGGTCGCATGCTTCTCGCCGGCGGCGGCGCACGCTGCTGAACTGGTCACGCATGGCCGCACGCTGCTGGATCACGCCGACGTGCTGGGCGCGATCGGCGCGCACGGTTCGGCGGTCGCAGGTGCGGGCCTCGCCGCGATCGGGATCGGCAGCACCACGGGTTCCGGTAACCATGCTGCAACGTCGAAGTGGTTTCGCGTCGCGGTCGAGGGTGCGACGACGGACGGCCGCACGATCGAACGCGATTGGATCACGCAGATGGCGGCCACGTATGACCGCACGGTGTACAGCGCACGCGTGAACTGCGAGCACATTCGCGGATACGCGCCTATGTCGTCGACGAATCCGTTCGGTGCATACGGCGATGTCATTGCGCTGAAGTCCGAAGAGATCACGGACGGCCGGCTGAAAGGGAAGATGGGCCTCTATGCGCAGATCCAACCGACGCAGGCCCTGATCGACATGACGAAGGCCGATCAGAAGCTCTACACATCGATCGAGGTCGCGCCGTCGTTCGCCGACACGAAACAAGCGTACCTGATCGGCCTCGCGGTGACCGACAGCCCGGCCAGCCTCGGGACGGAAATTCTCGCGTTCGCCGCGGGGAAGGGCGACAAGAGCCCGTTTGCGGGCAGGAAGCAACACCGCGACAACCTGTTCACGGCAGCCGAAGAAACCGCGATCGAATTCGAGACGCCCGCGCCGTCCATCTTCGGTCGCGTCGCCGAGCTGCTCGGCATCGTCAAGAACTAGCGTGATGCCGACGACAAGCGCTTCACGGACTTGACGCAGGCCGTGGAAGCGCTCGCGACGCACGGCCAGCAGCAGGCCGCGACCGTGGCGAAGCTGACTGGCGACCTCGATTCGCTGAAAGTCGCGCTGTCGTCCGAGAAGGAGGCACATGCGAAGACTGCGGCCGCGCTCGCAGAGCTGACCGAGCAACTGTCGGCGCAACCGAATGGCGCACCGCGGCCGCCGGCGACGGGCGGCACCGGCGCCACGAAGACCGATTGCTGATCAGCCCCGGCCGCGCGAAACGACATCGGTCCATCCATTCAACGATTCGGAGATTCACCCATGCGTAACGACACCCGCGTCGCGTTCAACGCGTACACCGCGCACATCGCGCAGTTGAACGGCGTTCAGAGCGCGACGACGAAATTCAGCGTCGACCCGTCGGTGCAGCAAACGCTTGAGCAGAAGGTTCAAGCGTCGAGCGCTTTCCTGAAGAGCGTCAACATGATCGGCGTCGACGAGCAGTCCGGCGCGAAAATCGGCCTCGGCGTGGGCCAACCGATCGCCAGTACGACCGACACCACGACGAAGGATCGCACGCCGGTCGACCCGACGACCCTCGACAACAACGGGTATCTGTGCACGCAGACGAATTTCGACACGGCGATTCCGTACGCGCGCCTCGACGCGTGGGCGAAGTTTCCGGACTTCCAGACGCGCATCCGTGATGCGATCGTGAAGCGTCAGGCGCTCGACCGGATCTGCATCGGTTTCAACGGCACGTCGCGCGCCGCAACGTCGGACCGTGCCGCACATCCGCTGTTGCAGGACGTGAACATCGGCTGGATCGAGAAAATCCGCGCGAGCGCACCCGACCGGGTCATGCATGAAGGCGCCGCCGGGTCCGGCAAGGTGAAGGTCGGCACGGGTGCAGGCACCGACTACAAGAACATCGACGCGCTGGTGTATGACGCGCTCGAACTGCTCGACGAGTGGTATCGCGAAGATCCGTCCGTCGTCGTCGTGCTCGGCAGTGGCCTGCTGCACGACAAGTTTTTCCCGTTCATCAATGGCGCGAATGTCGCGACCGAAGCGGCCGCCGTCGATCTGGTCGTCAGCGCGAAGCGCGTCGGCGGTAAGCAGGCGGTCAGCGCGCCGTATTTCCCGGCGAACTCGCTGCTGATCACCCGGCTGGACATCGGCGCGCGCCTGTCCGACTGAGCCGCGCAGGAGTAACGCACATGATGATGTCCCTCGACAGCTTCGTTTTCAGCCTGAAAACCGCCCCGTACAAGGAACTGCAGCGGCAACGAAACTGGAAGCATCGCACCAGTTCGCGCGTCGGCGCGCGTGACGCCAGCCAGTTCACCGGCGCCGGCGATGACACGATCACCCTCAACGGCATGGTGGCGGCCGACAACGACATTGGCACGGTCGCATCGCTCGAAAAACTGGCAAAGATGGGCGACGTTGGCAACGCGTATGTGCTCGTCGACGGCGTTGGCACGGTCTACGGTGCGTACATCATCGAAAGCCTGAACGAGTCTTCGACATATCACCGACCCGATGGTACGGCCCGGAAAATCGAATTCAACCTGACGTTGAAACGCGTAGCCGATGAAACGCTGGCGTCAACGAAGGGCAACGGTAAAGATTCGCTCAAGGCGGCCAAGCAGGCGGTAAACGACGTGAAAGAGGTTGTGAAGGTCGCGTCGACCGTCGTCAACAACGTCAAGAACCTGTCGATCAATTCGATCAAAGCAGCGGCAATAGGCGTTGTTGCCAAGCTCGCCCCGGAAGCTGCGGCGGCGGCCGCCAAGGGCTTGTCGACGGCGAGCGGCATCAGCCTCGATGCGGCAGTGAAGGCCGCAAAACAGATATCGGAGATAAACGGCGATCCGGTTGGCAGCGTCGTTTCGATTGTGCTCGACAAGGCAAAGAAGGTTTTATGATCGATCAGAAAGCACCGATCGTGCGCAAGCAACCCCAGGCCGACTATCGCATCACGCTCGCCGGTCGCGACATCTCGCGCCTGTTCGCGCCGAATCTCATCAGCCTGACGCTCTCCGAATCGCGCTCGGAAGAACCCGATATGCTCGACATCGTCCTCGACGATTCGAAAGGGGCGTTCGACATCCCGAAGCGCGGCGCCGATATCAAACTGTCGATCGGATGGGTTGGCGAACCCCTCACGAGCAAAGGGACGTTCACGGTCGACGAGATCGAACACAGCGGCGCGCCGGACGTGTTGACGATCCGCGCCAAATCGGCCTCGATGACGAACACCATGCACCAACGGCGGGAGAAAAGTTGGCATGGCGTAACGATTGCCGATATCGTGAAGACTATCGCCGGCCGACACTCGCTGACGGCAAAGGTCGAAGCGACCATCGGCAAAACCCGGATCGCCCACATCGACCAGACGCACGAAAGCGATTTGTCATTTCTCACGCGACTGGCGAAGCGATACGACGCCGTCATGAACGTCAAGGATCTGAATCTGTTGTTCATGCCGATCGGCTCGGGCAAGACGGTCAGCGGTAAGGCGCTCGCCGTGCTCAACCTGACGCGCCAATCCGGTGATCAGCATCGCTACCACGTTGCGGAGCGCGAGAGTTATCAGGCCGTGCGCGCGCACTACCATTCGAATGCGAAGGGCAAGCGCAAGTCCGTCATCGTCGGCGGCGACAACAACAAGAATGTGAAGGTGTTGCCGGAGGATTATGCGACCGAAGCCGAAGCGCGCGCGGCCGCACAGGCTGAGCTGGCCCGCGTCAACCGCAGTCAGGCGACCATGTCTTATGCGCTTGCGCTCGGTCGCGCCGAGCTGTTTCCGGAAATGCCCGTCACTGTGGCGGGCTTCAAGCCGGATATCGATCAAACGCCGTGGCTCGTGAAACAGGTCACGCACACGATTACCGGTGACGCCGGTTTCACGTCGGCGCTCGAATTGGAAGTGCGCGACGATCCGACGACGGATCGGCATCGCTCACACTTCCGGAAGCGAAGCCAATAAAAAGCTCGCACAAGCTTCCGGCGCATGGGTCGCTCGCGTCCTTAAACGTGCAGAACGCGAACGCCGATGAACGTGACGAGCCAGTGCGCGGCCACCGCACACGCAAGATATCCGGCGATTGCGAGCAGCGGCCGCCGACGCGCGAGCAGATAGAACCCGAGCACGGCAAACAGGATCGGCGGCCCGAACAGATAGGCGAACAAGTCGATGGTTGCGTGAATCGTCGGCGCGCACGCGTCGACGCCACCGCCGCATTCGCCGGGCGGCGGTGTGCATAAGCGAGCGAACGTCGCACACAGACGGGTGTCGATAGCCGCCCACACGACCACACTGACGAGGCCCGCGACAGCGAATCCGATCGTTCCTAAGATGCGCCGCATCATTTGATTTCCCAAAAGAGGATTTGCTTTGAATTGCGGAGGTCGGACCAGCCGAACGACGTGCCAGGGAAAAGGGAATGAAGGCCGAGCACACGGCTATACGTCGCAACGGCATCGGGAGCACTGCTGACGGTCAGACGCGAGCCGTTCCACAGATCAATGTGCCCGCCGCTGGCGTTCGCAGTGGCTTCGCCGTCGCGCGTCCAGTAGCGCGAGAATTGGATAATCCCGGTGCGCCCCTTTACCTTCGATTCCCAATCTGCTCCGGTGATATTTTCGGCTTTCGGCAGGCCTGCGAACGGCTGAAGCTGCAACCATTCGCCGAGTTCATCGGCGCGCGTGGCGGTCGGCTTTCCGTCGAGAAGAATGCGGCCGATGGTCGAAGAGCCGGACATGGGCTTGACGGTTTTCTGCGAAAACGACTTCATGCCAACGCCAACGCGATGCAGCATGACGCTGATGCGAATCGCGCATTGGTTCGTGTATGCCGGATCGTCGTAAGGGTTGCCGGAAGGGTAGTTGTCCCAAAGTTCTTTGAACGTGATCGCGGTTACCGGGACTTCCTTCTGCGAGCCGTTCTTCGTGTTCGTACCGACCTTGGTCGGTTTGGTGTGCGGCATCGATTATTCCCCGTGGTGCTTGGCGATTGCATCGTCGCCCCAATGAACGGTGTACGCGCCCGGATCGTCACCGGTATAGACGCGCGGCAACGTGCCGTTCGCGTCGAGCCGGCCGAAGTGCACGCGACCGTCGGCAGTTTCGATGTAGTAGGGCAAGCCTTCGGCCTGGTGCTCGGTCGCCTTGACCTGCTCGTCATACGCGCCTTTCTTGACCGACGCGACGCCGCCGGCAGCGGTCAGGCTTGAAACCACCTTGCCGTGTCCCTCGACCATGTCATCGCACCACGATTCGCCGCCGAGCGCCGCGATGATTTTTGGCGGCTTCGGGCATCCACATATCACGATGTCCTGATCGAGTGCCGCCTCTCCCGCCATGCTCATCCGGTATGGGCCGCCAGATTTCGCGATGACTCCCGTCGCCTTGCAGGCGGCACAGAAAGCTGGGCCACCAATTAGGGCGACCTGATGCCCATTCATGGTGATCGGCGGCCCGCCGCGCGGCAGGACCTTACCACCACTCGATAGCGCATCGCCGATGACCGCAATCTTTCGCAGCATTCGTTTCAACTCCTCGGAATGGGTGAATCCGGCCAGGCTATCCCTCGGCCGCTCTCGATATTGTTCGGATGATTGCAGGCGGATTCTACCAAGCGCCCGAAGGTCGACCGGCAGCAATGAAAAAGCCCGCTGGTGCGGGCTTTGGAGGGGGGTTACTTGACCGCTTCGCGGTTCGTCCAATACTCGTCGGTCTCGCCGTCGCGGCGAATCTTGATCGTGCCGCCAAGGATCTTCACATCGGCAAGGTGAACGGTCTGTCCGTCACGAAATAACGTGCAATTGCCAGCGTTGATTGCGGCGACGGCGGCCTTCTTGAAAGCGGCTTTGTCCCCGGAAACCGAGTAGGACATGATCTTGTCGAAACGCTCTTCGGTATCGCAGCCCAGCCACGTACCGCCCTTGATCTGATGAACGCCCGGCCGCGATTCGCCGGCCGCCGCTGCGGATTGAGCAACAAACGCCGAAAGGCATGCGACAGCAAACACGCCGCACGCGCGACGTACCCCGGAATAGGCCATAGCTGGTCCTTTTTCTGTTGTGAAAATGAAGGCAAGAGGGTAACACAATCGTTACAACCCGCTTTCGCGACGGACATAAGCCGGTGGCCCGACGCCAGCCCAAAGCGGGCCGCTGCGCCACATCCGCGGCAGTTCGAGCGACAAGGTGCGCCATCGCGCCAGGACGGCCGCAAACGTACCGTCAAGCTTTGCGCGCCGAATCTTGTCGACGACGTTCCAGCCGCGCACGTAGTGCGCAAAGCTGCGTTGGCTCGACAGGTAATGCGGCGCGTGCACGCCGACCCATGCGAGCATCTCGTCGGGCGGAACGTCTGGCGCCGCCGGGTCGGGCTCGATGTTGGCGACGACGGTCGGCGCCTGAGCGACTGGAGTCAGCGACGGCGCGCTCGCGCAAGCCGCGGCCGCGTTGGATTCCCGCGCGATCATACGCAGCAGCTCGACGCGATGCCACGGGATCGGCGAACGGCCGGCGACGTAATTGCGGATCGTGCGCGTGCAGCAGCGGAGGATTTCCGCGACGCGGGCGATGGACAAGCCGTCTGTCAGCGCGAGAAAATCGGAGACCGTCCCATGACGGGGCGCGACGGCATTCATGGGATTACAAGGACTGAAATTCTGTAAGCGTTTGTAACTATGTTTACAAACGATCGTTTTCAACCTATCAGAAATACCAGTCTTTGCTAGCGACCCAACTTTACATAAGGTGATTTATCAAAGTCACGGCTGTAAGAGCAAAGTTGTAATCTATGGCCAGCCCGAATTTTGCAACCCCTGGTTCTGATGTCTTTGGCTTGCGCAAATCTATCCGGAATCGGAGGTTGTGCCTCGTTCCACGATGAAAACCGCACCGGTCGATCCTCAAAATGTCGGCAGCTGCTGAGAGCTGTACAACTTGTCAGGTTCTTCGTCCGGTCGCTGTGCCGTTGGATCATCAGAGTTACAGCAGTCGCAAAACCTGGTGTGACAAAATTTCAAGCACGACAACCGAGCGACGAATCGTACGCCGCGTGTTTCGTCAGAACGGCCCACGCGATTCGCGCGAGCTTGTTGGCAACCGCGCACGCCACCACGTTTGAATGGCGTCGTGTGAGCATCGATCGGATCCACTCGCCAAGCCGATCAGTTCGTAGCGCCACGCGCTGGATGACGGCTCGCGCACATTGGACCAACAGGTGACGCAGATGCTTGTCACCTCGCTTGCTGATTCCATACAAGACGTTGCGGCCTCCGGTGCTGTGTTGCTTGGGAACCAGGCCGATCGACGCGGCAAAGTTGCGCCCGCCTTCATACTGGCTAACGTTCCCGATCTCGGACGCGAGGAGACTTGCCGTGACGACACCGATCCCCGGAATCGACAGCAGCCGGGCCGCATTTTCGTCCTCACGTAACTGCAATGTCAGATCCTTGTCGATGTCATGGACCTGCTGGTCGAGATATCGGTAATGTTCGTGCAATCGGTGCAGAAGCTCGGCTAGTCGACGCGGCAACTCATTGACGGCCAAGGCATCGGATAAGCGATGCAGCACGGCTTTGGATGATGGCAGGCTGATGCCGAATTCCAGAAGAATGCCGTGAATTCGATTGATGGTAGCCGTGCGTTCTACGACGAGTCCCTCGCGCACCCGATGCAGCGCAGCAAGCGTTTGCTGGGCCTCCGAGCGTGGTTCGACGAAGCGCATCGATGGGCGCGCCGCAGCCTCGCAGATCGCTTCGGCGTCGATGTAGTCGTTCTTGTTGCTCTTCACAAACGGACGGACATACTGCGGCGAAATAAGCTTGGCGGCATGTCCCATGGCGATCAATTGACGTGCCAGCCAATGCGATCCCGCGCACGCCTCCATGACAACCGTCACGGTCTTCAGATTCCCGAAGAACGGCAAGAGTTGGGAGCGCGTCAGCTTCTTACGAAATACCTCGTGACCTTTCACGTCTTGGGCATGCAGATGAAACACGTGCTTGCCCAAATCGATACCGATCAGTGTGATCTCGTTCAT